AGCTCTGCCTGCCGGGCTACGTTCTCCGCCGACTCCTTGTCAGGCTCGGTGGCGACCGCCTTGCCGAACTCGTTGCGCACGATCCAGTACTCGTTGGTCGCGCTCTGGTGCACCGTGAACTTCACAGCGACACCTCCACCGGAAGGTGACGCGGTGCTCCCTCCGTGACGACGACGCCCGGGCACACCAGCGTCGTCGGGAACGACGAGACTGCCGGCGGCGCCGGACAGGTGCAGTGCTGGTCGTCACAGATGCAGGCCCACGCCTTCGGCCGGGGACGCGCCCGGTGCATGTGCCCCGGGTGGTTGTCCATCCGACCGCAGTGCTGCATCATCGCCGGCCTCCCGAACAGCTGGGGCAGGTGTACCCGCCGTGCGGGTAGCCTCGGCAGTCGCACTCGAGGGACCTCACGGCGCGACCGCCTGCTGCGACTGGCCGTACCGCTGGATGTTGGCCAGCAGCTTGCTGGTCTCGACGGTGTCGAGGCCCAGCTCGGTGGCCCGGTCGCTGATGCGGACCTCCCAGTCCCCGATCTCCGCGGCCACCATCGAGGCTCCGATGGCGAACAGCGTGTTGTTGCGCTTCCCGTCCGGGATGTCCTTGGCCAGGTCGCTGATGATCTCGTCGTGAAGCATGAGTACCTCCATCGGGTCTTCGTTCTCCAGGACCGAGGTGATCCTGGCGTTGGATGCTGCGATCTTCTGCTCGCGGTTCTTCACGAGGTCGAAGATGTGCTGCGGCAGGAGGACAGGCTCACGCCTGTTCCACCTCTGGTTCTTGTGGTGGTAGACGCAGCCGGTGCTGCGGAAGTCCACCCCTTGCTCGATGCCGATCCGGTCACCGAGCGTGGCGAAGCCGAGCTTGTCGTCCCACTCCTCGTCCACCAGGTAGAACAGGTGGTAGCCGTCGCCGCTCTTGCTGGTCTCGGCCAGCGTGGGCGGCAACATGCCGAGTCGCTTCGCGTGCTCGAGCCCGCCGTTCTTCCCGTCGATGTCGATGCACACCAGGCGCACCGACCTCATGATGATGGCGAAGTTCCACCGGTCCCGGTCGTATCCGAAGAGGACACGGCGCGGGTTGAACTCACCCCGCAGGTAGCGGGGCATGAAGCCGTCGGTGCTGCCCGGCGGCGGGTTGATTCCCCACCCCGGGTCGGTGCGGCCGTCAGGCCACGCCTTCACGAGTGCGACGTCCTTCGGTCCCTGGTACAACGTGACGAACCCCGGCAGAGCCAGGTTCATGTCGTACTCGTCAGTCTTCCACCAGGGCGTCGAGGAGTGCTGCATCTTCATCGTCTCCTTCCTGTGACTTGATGAATGCGAGAGCCTCGTCCTTGTAGGACGTGATCACTCGCACCTTGCGTGGTTGTCCGTCGATGCGCTGGGTCCGTCGCTCGTTGTGCAGCAACGGCACGAACAGCGCCTGGACGTCCGGCTCTGCCCAGGTACCCAGGTCGTTCTCCTTCAGGCGCCACGACTGGAACTTGGACACGAGGTCTGCCATCGGCGCACCGATGAGCGAGTCCGTGCCCAGCGGGTCGTGGTCCCCCAGCCACTTGAGGAACTGGAGGCCCATCGAGTTGTGGTACATCTGGTCCAGCTGGAGCTCGAGCGCCTTGTGTGTCGGTGCCAGCCTCTCGGCCACCACGTCCTCCACCACGTACCTGTCGATGAGCAGTGACAGGAACGCACCCAGCGTGCGCTCGTTCAGCATGGACTTCTCGAAGCGGTGGTTCAGCGGGTAGACGTTGGGGAACTGGTAGCGGACCAGACGCTTCTGCAACGCGGTCGACTTGTCCTTGGTCTTCGGCTCCTGCTGCAGCCCCTCGAGGAACAGCGCCGTCGTCTGGACCGGCGTCGCACTGCTGGAGTACAGCAGCCTGATCGGGAACGGCTCGCCTGCGATCAGCGTCTTCTCCGCTCCCGAGTCCTTGAGGTACTCGGCCATCCCGTCGTACACGATGTTGAGCAGCTTCCCGTTGAGCTCGGTCACCGTCGGTGACTGCTCGCTGATCATCTGCCGGGTGACGTGGCTGACGTTGTCCCCACCGAACAGGTGCTGCAACATCTTGAGCAGCAGGCTCTTCCCATTCCTGCCCTCACCCAGCAGCAGCACGTACTTCACTGCCGACCACCCGGGCGCCAGGCTGGTGGCCAGGTGGGTGAGCAGGGACTCGGCCTCCTCGTCGGAGTTGAGCCAGCCACTCACGACGTCGAAGACCCGTTCCTTCTCCTTGTCGTCGTCGTTGAGCATGGGTACCAGGGTGTTCGGTCGGAACTCACCCGTCGCCGGCGTGAGCTGACCGAGCTCGTCGAGCTCCATGAGCCCGGCCTGTGTCCTCACCAGTAGGGAGGACACAGCCTGGTCCTCCGGCGTAGCCTGCTGCGCCACCATGAAGTCGAAGGACGACAGCTCGCTCTCGTTCGAGAACAGCGTGTCGAACTGTGCGGCTGCCACCCTGCGGATCTTGTCCTTGTTCAGCGGCAGCCAGATGGTGCGGTCCTTGTCCGGGGTGACTGCTGTCTCTCCGGTCTCGTAGTCCGCTGGGATGTAGGTGGTTCCGTGCCAGCGCACGAGACTCCACCCACTGGCCAGCTTGTGTGCGTCGCTCGCCAGCTTCTGCTTCGTCTTGAGCTCAAGCACGGTTGCCCTTTCCTTGGTGGAGGTGGGGCCTCGGTAGATCCGGGGCCCCACCCTGTCGGTCACGACGTCGAGACCTGCGCCGCCTGCTGCTCCCGAAGGAGCTTGATCTTCCGCTCGATCTTGCCGATGTCCTTGGAGGACAGCGTCGTGTCTTCGAGCTGATCGAGCAGCTTCTCGATGCGTGCGTCGTATGACATGCGTACCTTCCTTCTCCCGGTGTCCCTCGTCGGTGACGAGGAATCCCCCCCGGTCACTGGAGAACCAGTCGGTACACGTTCTTCTTGCTGGCGTCGGTGTCCTGTCCCCTCGGCATGATCCGGCCGATCAGCTGACGGCGCTGCGCGTCGTCCTCTGTGTCGTCCAGGATGATGAGGGTGTCGCACACCTTGTCCATCCCATCAGTGCCGGTAGCGAGACTGGCTGTCCCGACCAGCACTTCGTACCCGCCCTCGTTGAAGCCCTTGATGATCGCGGCCTTCGCCTTGAGCGGTGTGTCTCCGGTGATCAGGCTGTAGCTCTTCACCCCTGCCATGTGCATGGACTTGGCGAAGGCCTGGGCCACCGTCTTGTGCGCGGCGAACACCAGCACCGGGGTGTTGGTGTTGCCGATGAGCCGGCCGAGCTCGCCGTAGATGTGTGGCCACAGCTGCCCGTTGTCTCCGACCAGGCTGAGGTCCACGATGGCGTGCTTCTCCTCGATGCCGCTGGCGATGATCCGCCCGCGCCTCTCGTTGAGCCCGTAGGTGTAGAACTCCACGGGTGCCATGACTGGCACAGCGATGTCCTGGATCTGGTAGACCAGGTCGTCCGGCAGGTAGTACACGTTCGGCAGCGCAGCCAGGTACTCGGGTGCACCGACGTAGTTCCGGAACGGCTGGTCCTTGTCGACCAGTGGCTCCTGCCCGAACGGGTTCTGCTCGGTGTTGCAGTGGCGGTAGAGGAACTCCAGGTAGCCACCCTTGCACGAGTGCGGATCGAGAATGTGCTGGATGCAGTACACCCGCTCCGCGTCGTTGTAGTTGGGCGTCGCGCTGGCCAGGATGATCGGGGCTTGCAGCCCCTTGGCCAACCCGTCCAGCTTCTTCCAGCCCTGACCCCCGTGACCACCGAACAGGTGGAACTCGTCAGCGATCACGGGGATCAAGCGGCTGAGCTTCGTGCCCTTCTGCCGGAACTTCGCGTGGCTCATGCACTCCACCTTCAGGTCCAGCTTCGAGGCCATCGCCTCCCACGCTGCGTGCGTGGACGGCGGTGCGATGACGACAGCACCGCCGTGCCCCCACTGACTGAGGATGGCCAGCGCCGTGAGGCTCTTGCCAGCCCCAGTCTTGTAGTACAGGCACACCCGCTGAGCGTTCCCTTGCAGGACCTCGGCAGAGTGCAGTGCCTCCAGTTGGTAGTCGAAGAACCTGACACCAGCCTTGGCAGCCAGGTCGTTGAGCACCTGGTTCATGTGATCAGCTCCTTCGCTCTCTTGGCCAGGTAGTCGATGACTCCCTGGTTGTTGGGCTCGCGCACTGGCGGGGGCTTCGGGCTCCCTGTCCACTGCTCGATCATCTGGTCGGTGATCACGACGTACTGGATGTTCTGCGTGTTGACCTCCTTCAGCAGGAAGCGGTACGAGTAGGAGTCCTCGACCCGCTCCCTGCTGTGGACGAGCCACCCCTCGAACTGGCGCTGCCGGAAGTACACCTGGGCGAACCGGTCCTCCGGCGAGAGCTTCATGTCGAACGTGCTGCTCGAGTCATGTGTGCTCGTGGAGTTCCAGACCCCACTACTGGTGCCGTTGAACCACGTCTGCTTCGGCTCCATTACAGGAACCCCTCCTTGCAGTCGGAGCACACGCCGAATGTGATGACCACCGGCATGCCGTTGTGCATCAGCTTCTTGTGGCCGGGCCACAGCTCCTGCCCGCAGAACCTGCGGCAGTTGTCGCAGCTCTGGTCCCAGTGCTCACGCGCGAGGTCGGTGTCCTCCTCGGGATCGGTGAGCGTCAGCATCAGCACCGTGGTGCCAGCGATCTGCGCGTAGTGAAACGCAGCCTCCGCAGCCTTGAGCCGCTGGTCCACCGCGGCCGTCAGCCACGGTGGTTCCTGCGCTGCGGCGGTCACGGCTTGTACCCCATCTCGATCAGCTGCTTGGTCTGCACCCGGAGGTTCTCCGTGTTGGGCTGACGCCCAAAGTGGACGACACCCTCGTGGTCCGGGTGCTTCACCTGCCAGTGCTGGCGCTTCGTCGAGGTGACGATGAAGCCCTGCTTGCGCAGATTCCTCACGAGCTTGTCGGTAGCCTGCTTCCCCGCGTTGCTCATCGTGACCACCACTCGAGGATGTCGATGTACCACCCGGTCACGATGTCGACCAGGCGGTTCATGACATACCTGCCTCGATCGCCTGGACGAGCGCGATGGTCACGGTGAGGATGGCGAACAACCCACCGAACAAGCCGAAGAGCGCGTCGCTCTCCTTCCAGTACCGACCGATGAGGCCGATGATGCAGAGCAGCGTGGCCCCCAGGCAGAGGAACAAGGCCAAAAGGTCCTTGCTCATCTCGATGGTGATCATCGCTCGGCCTTCTTCTCGAGGTACTCCGACGTGAGCCGGGCGTGGACCATGTCCTCGCCGACCAGCTGGCGGAAGATGTCGAGGTAGCCCTCGATGTCGTCGCTGTTGTCGGAGTAGTCCGGCGTCACCTGCGTGCGCACCAACTTCATGCCCATCAGGCACAGCGGCACGTCGACCGCGTTGACGTGGTGCCCGAGGATCCCGGACCACACCTCCGCGATGCGACCGAAGGTCTGCGTCGGGTCACCGTAGATGGCGACGCGAGCGTCGATCACCTCGGTCACGGTGTCGCCACGGGCAGCCCGAGTCTCGGCAGCTGCCTGTGCCATGCGTGCTTCGGCGAAGCCGATGTCGTCCTGCATGTTGCGACGATGAGCGTCGCTGGTCTCTTGAGACATTGGTGCCCTTCTTCCTTGGTGGAGGATCAGTGGTGCACGGACCAGGGTAGACCCTGGTGTGCGTCGATCACGATGGTCGTGAGCAGCTCGTTCATGGTGTCGTCCTTGAGCATCCCGAGCAGCGCGATGCGTGCCGCGGACCTCAGGTCCTGGTGGTGCGTGGGAGTACTGAAGGTCCACACACCGAGCAGCTCCATGAGCGGCCGGCGCACCACCTTCTTGACTCCGGTGTTCATCAGCACCTCACCCTTGGTAGCGGTGCGGATGCTGGCCACACCCTCGACCATGCGCTTGTCGCTGTTGAGGTTGGACCGCGGGCGGTAGCCCTCGATGAAAATTTTTCCTGGCTTCCGACCGACGGTGTTGGCCACCGTGCCACCGTCGCAGCCGTCGACGACGGCGTGGCTGACGGTGACCAGCTGAACGCTGGGGTCGAACACCATGCGGACCAAGCCGGTGTGCACCAGGCCTGGATCAATCCCGACGATGTCGGTAACGTGGGTCATTGTGGCTGTTGCCCTTCAGTCACGGGTGGCCGGACACGACCTGCTGGTGTGCCCGGCCACCCTCGGTGAGTGTGCTACTTGGTGTAGCGGTAGTCGTCCTTGATGTCCGCCTCGAGCGGGAACGTGACAGCCCACGGTGGCGGGTTGCCCATGTAGGCACCAAGGTTGTGCTTGCAGGTGTCGAGATCGGTGTGGCCGGGCGTCCAGTCCACCACGATCTCGTCGTGGAACTGGCCGATCAACTGGGCTCCGCCCTCTGACTGGCACCAGTTCGCTGTCCTCAGCAACGAGTGCATGAACAGCTCCCGGCAGAACGACTGCGTCAGGATGCCCGCGAGCTTCCCTCCGTACAGCTCGTAGAACCTGACCTGCTTCGTCTTCGGATCCGTGAAGTGGTTGCTCCACAGGTCACCCGTCTTCCGGTCGCTCGGCTTGTAGTAGCCGACGTTCCTGCCCCGCATGTAGCAGCCGTGGAAGATGCGACGCATGCGCGTCAGCCTTCCCGCGGTGTGGATGGTCATCTCGATCGACTGTGCACCTGGGTGCTGCCTCGCCAACGACAACGGCGTAGGCAGCTTGCTGATCTGCAGTACCAGGTTGTCGGCTGGCAGCCGGTGGATCTCGGAGAGTCCACCGTTGGCACTCGACACCACGTTGCGCAGCATCTCGTCGAGCTTCGACCAGAAGCCCACGGTCCAGGGGTTGGCATCACGCCAGTCGTAGACCAGCTTGCTTGCCTCAGCCAGCTCGAGCTCCGTCCCCATCTTGGCGGCGAAGTCCTTCACTGCCTGACCGCCGGCGCCGTAGCCACAGCTCAGCTCGCTCACCTTGCCCAGCTGTCGCTGGTCCTTGGTGACGTAGCCGTACGGGATGTCGAAGATCTTCCCAGCCTGCACCTCGTAGAGCGGTAGCCCCTGCCGGTAGGCGTCGAGCTTCCACTCCTCGCCTGCCAGGTAGGCCAGGCCCCTCGACTCCACCGACTTGAAGTCGCCCACGATCAGACGACCCTTCGGGTTACTGGCCGTGAACGTCTGACGGATGTTCTCCGCCAGCTCGTCGTTGTTCCACTCGACGTACTCGTCGAGCAGCGTGACCATGTCAGCGATGTTGCTGCTGTCCAGCCGCTTCAGGTTCTGCATCTGCACCGACCGGCCGGTCGTGCGCCAGGTCTGACCAGCACCAGCGTGCAGGTACTGGTCCTTCAGCCGGTGACCACCTGGCACAGCCACAGCTGTGTCGAGGATGACCGCCAGCTTCTTGAGGCTGGAGCCACCGAGGGTCTGCTTGGTGCGGAGCAGTGCTTGCACCTCGCAGTAGTCCTGGTACCTGACGTGGTGCGGGTCCATCGTGTCGATCTTCTTGTCGACTGCGGTGAGCAGACTGGCCACCTTCTCCTCGGAGAAGGAGTGAGCTCTGATGCCCCGCTCACCACACCACTCCTTCAGCTGCTTCAGGCTGTTGAGGTTGAGCTCGGTTGCGTCCCTGTTCTGCGAACGGAACCGCTGCTCCTCGACCTGGAGGTTCTCCAGGTATCGGCGCTGCATCTCCTCGACCGTCTCGATGTCGACGGGCCAGCCCCTCTTGTTCATCCGCATGGTGACGGCGTTGTACTCCCACTCCACGTCGGTCAACAGGTAACCGAAGTCGCGGACGATGCGCAGGCTGAGCTCAGCATCGAGCTCGCAGTACTTGATGAACGTGGCCCACTCCTGCGGGTGGTCCCTGATGACGGCTGGGTCGAAC